GATAAGTATTGCTAATATAGTTGGCTCGAGCGTCTTTTTAGAGACGAACGATTACTATTTGGTAACGCTATACAACAACCGTGTAACAGCAGACGGAGGCTATTACGAGGGCACTGGATGCCTGCGCAATAAGCTAGGAGGCTGGTCCATCAAATCATCATACGCAACAAGAATAACACAAGACAGCGGGTACTATGAGGCGTTATCATGCGCTGAGAAGGGTCTCCAGGAATTGTCTGTGTTGTCATGACCAAAGTGTCCGTACTGATATACTCTAGTGAATCTCCAGTAGAGAAATCCTTGTTTAAAAACTGCTCTAAATGCAAGCAGTTTACTAACCAATTTTCAAAAAATAAGTCTAGTGCCGATGGCTTAGCCCATGAGTGTAAGCCGTGTAAATCTGTTTTAGACAAGCGCTACCGAGAAAGCAACAAGGAAAAGTGCATAGAAAAAAGCAAAAAATACTACCTAGAGCATAGCGATGAGATAAAAACAAGGGTCAGGCAGTACGAAAAGGACAACAAAGAGAAGATAAGGGAGTATAGAAAGAAATACTTTCAGGACAACAAAGAGAGGTGGAACCAGTACGGAAAGGACAGAGCTAAGATCGACCCTGTGTACCGAATGAAGGTCAGCGTAAGAAAGCTTATAATAAAAGCCCTAAACGGCCACTCTAAGTCAAAAAGCACAGAACAGATTATAGGCAGCAGTTACCGAGAGTTAAAGGACCATATTGAGGCGCAGTTCGAGCCGTGGATGAGTTGGGAGAATAAGGGTTTATACAACGGCAGCTTCAATTATGGATGGGACATTGATCACATAGTGCCGTTGTGCACAGCAAATAGTCCAGAAGAAGTGTTATCTTTGAACCATTATACAAACCTGCGCCCTTTGTGCAGTCACATTAACAGAAATATCAAAAGAGACAAGCATGAGTAGCCTACTTGAAAAAGCGTCCCTAGTAATGATCCCGAGCGGATACAAGGAGGGCGTAGTATATTCTGAAATCCCTATCGACGGAAGCGCGGACCTTGTTTTTACAAGGGCCTCTGACGGCACCCGTGTAAATTCTTCGGGGTTGGTTGAGAATGTGCCTTGGAATTTGTTTCAATATAGCAATGATTTTAGCAATGTCGCTTGGACAAAATATAACGCAACATTAACAAGCGGCCAAAGTGACCCTTTTGGCGGGACAAATGCTTGGAAATTTGAAGCAATTATATCAGCTCAGGCAGATTTTCGTCAAACAGTAACTGGCGCAAATTCTTATTCATTTTATGCCAAAGCGGGAACCTCTCCTGAATTTCGTTTGTGGAGTGGAACAAGTGGAACGATTTTTAATTTATCAACTGGCACAATATCAAGCGGTAGCGGTATTATTGAAAGTGTTGGAAACGGGTGGTATAGATGTACTATATTAACAAGCACGAGCGCAAGCGTGACATTGATTCCATATTTTGTCGGTAATGCTGGTGATTATATTTATGTAGCGTTTGGACAAGCACAAACAACAACAACCGCAAAGCCCTACTTCCCCACCACAGACCGCCAAAATGTTCCCCGTTTGACTTATGATGGAGGGTGTCCGAGTTTGTTGCTGGAACCGCAGAGGACGAACCTAATTCTACAAAGCGAGGCCTTTGGTAGCGCATCTTGGAGTGCTTTTAACGCATCTGTTTCATCTAATGTAAGCGCAACACTTGACCCACAAGGGTACTATGGTGCTGACAAATTAGTTGAAGATTCAAGCAGTGCATATCACGATGCAGACCAAGTGCAGACCTACACGGCTGCGGCTTATACGATTTCTGTATTCGCCAAAGCAGCAGGTCGCAATCATATCTTCCTTCAGCATTTTGATGGCATTACGTTCTTTACCAGTGGCACTTTTAACCTTGCTGACGGAACCATAAGCGGAGTTGGCAGTATTGAAAATTACGGAAACGGATGGTACCGATGCTCCTATACAGCCACAACCGCAAGCGGAACGGGGAAATCATATATCAATTTAAGTAACGGAACAACGGGGAACTATCAAGGCGACGGAACAAGCGGCGTTTACATTTGGGGCGCACAATTGGAAGCAGGTTCATACCCCACATCCTACATCCCCACAACTTCGGCAGCGGTTACAAGGGTGGCGGATGAGTGCTATAAGACGGGGATTAGTTCGTTGATTGGGCAGACGGAGGGAACTATTTTTGCAGACATTACACGGATAACATCAACCGCAAATGATGCTTTTTGGATAAGTATTAGTGACGGAACTACAAACGATTGGCTTTTTATGGGTACGGAAGCAACTGGTGGGCGTTTTTATGTTCGTGTTTCTAATTCTGTAAAAGTTGACGAATACCCATCTTTTTCAATTGGTAGGCATAAATTAGCCCTTGGCTATAAAAGTGGTGAAGTTGTTGGTTATATGGATGGTGTTCAGTTGTTTACATCAACAAACACATTTAGCATAACAAGTTTGACAAAAATTTCAATTGGCCCATCAAGCGCAAGTTCAAGCCCAGTCAATACGCCTGGTGAAGTAAACCAAGCCGTCTTATTCAAAACCCGCCTAACCAACGCCGAACTGGCCGCCATCACCAGTCTTTAATGGCAGTAGTTTACATACATATGAAGCCAACTAATCGTGACATCTTTTACATTGGGATAGGTAACGACATCAAGCGCGCTTATCGCAACGAGGGAAGGAACGACCATTGGACTAAAGTATATAACAAGTACGGAAAGATTGTTGACATCATTGCAACAGATTTGAGTCTTGATGCAGCAAAAACAATGGAAAAGCATCTAATCGCTTCCATTGGTCTTGATGCTCTATGCAACAAAACACTTGGTGGAGAGGGTTTTTTTGGTGGCAAACACTCAAAAGAAACAATTGAAAAACTTCGCATAGCAAGTACTGGAAAAAAGTTATCGGAAGAAACAAAAAGAAAAATAGGAGAAAAATCAAAAGGTCATCCTAACTACAATTATTCACACACTGAAGAGGCAAAGCTAAAAATTTCAACGGCCTTTAAGGGTAAAAAAAGAAGTGAGTATTTTTGTCAGCAAGTAAAAAGATCTAAAATAGGATATTGCCCAAGCAGAAAAGCGATTGAAAATGCAGTACTTAAAAGAAGAGAAAACGCCATTTTAATAAAAGAATTGACAAGTGGATTTATTGGGAAAATTTGGGAAATTGAAAACAAATTCAACATAGACAGAAGAGCAGTATATTACAATTGTCAATTAGGAAAACCAATAAAAAAAGGAATGGGCAAAGGACTGCAATTTGAAAAGATAACAACTTTATAAAATGAATACCTTCAAAAAATACGAAATGAGCCCAGCAACTTGGGCAACCCTACGGGCCAAGATTCAACAAACCGATGAGGAAGGCAATAAGTCCTATGTCGGTTGTGCAGTCCACGAGATAGGTTTTATTTGCCTTGAATGGGGCAAAGATGCCGAAGATATGCCCGTGTGCATCAATCAGTCCGATAAATGGGCGGTGGATATTCTTTGGTATGTTGAACCTTTGGCCGACTTCACCGCATACGAGGTATGGCCAAAACCTTGCGGGGTGCATATTTTTGCGGGTTGCGAGAGCGAGTACTTGAAAGGGTATTGCGCCAAGTTTCCCGATAGTGAGTATTGTGTAGTTCCTGATGCCGAAGAATAAGATCATCGGAAAGAACAAGCGCCCTGGCTCTAACAAGGCCACTGGGCGTGACTACTCTAAGGACAAGGAGTATCAATCGTCTCCTGCCCGGAAGAAATATCGCGCTGAGCTGAACGGCAAGGCACGCGAGATGGGGGAGTACGGAAAGCGCTGGGCAAAAGGTAAAGACTTGAGCCACAAGAAGAACGGTGGTATGGTGCTAGAGAAGCGTAGCGCCAATAGGGCCCGCAATAGAGGTAAGAGGTAATGCTTATCTTTGTAGGGTGAAACTACCAGTATCTTTTTCGGAATTCTCTAAAGACCCTTCCAAGGCGGTGACATACCTAATGATCTTCGCCGTTATTTTTTTGTATATTCGTATGGAAAATCAGGACAAAGCAGTCAACACTGGATGTGAAGATCGCTTGAGTAAATGCGAAGCTAAACTGGATCAGTTTTCTTCCATGCTCAAGACGCAAGACTCCATCTCGTCTGCGCTTCGTGCTGAGTTAACAACATACCAAAAAATGGGCATTATCAAATAATGAAACACATCATTTTGCTTGCATCTTTGACAGCTGCTGCTGTTCCTGTCGCTCCAGAGCTTAGCTCTGCTGATCCGTACAAAAAGTACTCCATGCAGCTCGATCACGCTCGGGCCAGCATTGAGATGACCAAGGCTGCCATCGAGGAGGTCAAAGAGATGAACGATGCTGCCATTGAGGAGGTCGTTACTAAGATGGAGGAGGTAAAGCAGGAGGCTGAGGAGATGAAGAAGAAGACCGAGCTTTTGATGGTCGTTCTCGAGACCAATAACATTGAAGTTCCAAAGGATCGTGAGCAGTGGTTTGATGACTCTGTTCGCACGTCCAACATGATGAAAATAAACGAGAAATGAAAAACTTTTTTAAACAAATGATCTCTTCAAAGGACGGAGACATCTCACACAAACGAGTCCTCGGATCCATCGGTTTCTTGGCTTTGGTTGCTACTATGGTCGCTAATTCTTTTTCCAGTATTGATATTGCGCCTAGCCCTGAGCTGGTGAGCGCTGTTGAGTACCTGGTAATGTCAACCGTCTTCGGCTCTGTGCTGGAGAAGTTCGCAAATAAATAACCCTTTTAAAAACAAAAATATGAAAAACACAAAGTCTACTCCCCCTGCGGGAATGAAAAAATTGCCAGCCACTCGTAGAGCTGTTGGTAAAGTTGTTGGTAAGGTTGCTGGTAAAAAAGCCGAGTACAAATACTTGGCTAAGAAAGCAGATTACGCAACACCGAGCGGACAGCTTTATAAAAAGGCAAAGAAAAGGTAAGATCCATTTTGGGACAGGCTTTAATGCCTGTCCCAAAATAAAAAAAAAAACAAACAAAATGGCTAAAGATCCTCGCTTAGTTCGAGCTGGCGTGTCTGGGTTTAACAAGCCTAAGAGAACTCCAAGTCACCCAAAGAAAAGCCATGTTGTTGTGGCTAAAGAAGGTGACAAGGTAAAGACTATTCGCTTTGGTCAACAAGGCGTAAAGACCAACCAAACGGCTGGTCAGCGTGAGGCATTTAAGTCTCGTCACGCAAAGAACATTTCTAAAGGAAAGATGTCTGCTGCCTATTGGGCAGATAAAGTTAAATGGAGTCCTAGCAAGACCGCTTCTCCAAGCAAAAAATGGAAGAAAGGAAGTTAATATGAAGAACCCAAAGAAGAAAATGATTAAAGAGTACGGTGGGATGGAGTCCTACGGCTCAAAGAGACAAATGAAAATGCATGAGAAAGCCGAAGGCAAGAGCATGGAAAAGAAAGAGAAAATGATGATGTCTAAAAAGAAAAAGAAATGAAAAGCAAACCCTGCACCTCAAAAATCAAGGCAGCTACGATGCCTAAGCCTAAGAAGTAACTAGCATGCGCGCACTGCAATCTATTTTAATTGCGCTGCTTCTTACGTCCTGCTCTGCCAACTGGCACATCAAAAGGGCCGTAAAGAAGGAGCCTGGAATCCTAACGCACGTTACGGTTTTCGACACGATCATTATTCGTGAGGAGAAGGTATTGCACGACACCTTCTTGACGACTGAGTACGACACTGTTACATTGGAAGACTCGTTCGTATATACTCAAGTGATACGAGAAAAGGATATCATAAAAGTATATACCAAGTGTAAGGCGGATACGGTACGAATCACCAAGACATTACCGCCACAGGTCATGATCACTGAGAAGAAGTGTGACTGGCAGGTAACCCTCAAATGGTTACTTATTTTGTTTGCATTGGTTGCCATCACAAATTTGCTTAAATTTGTAGGCAAATGGATAAGCAATTAGAATCAAATGAATTTGACCAGTTGAGGCAATTGGTCGAAAGACGCAGAACCCTTGAGCAAGACATTGCCCAGGTGGAGATGCACAAACTAAAAAAAGTCGTCGAGTATGAGGCGGTGATGACAGAGCTAGGAGACTTCCAAGCCGGTCTACACACCAAGTATGGAGACGTAAAGATAAACATGCAAACAGGACAAATCAATGACTAAGATCTCTTCATACGCTGCCGTCACTCCTACCGGGACTGACCTTCTCATCGGAACTGATACAAGCGCATCTGACGCTACCAAGAACTTTACGGTATCAAGCATTGCTGCTTTTGTTGGCGGACAAATGTCTGCCACCCAAGTGCTTAATGCTGCCAGCTATAGCGATCAAGTGCCAAGTGGACTTGATGTCGCTCTCCAGGTAAACTTTGGAGCCGCACAAGGAACGTCTTCTGACCCTGTAATGGTTAGCGCAGCTGGTTTAGTTACGTTCAACCAAACAGGACTTTACCTTGTGAATGGAATGGGTAATGTAGAGCGCTCTGGATCTGGCGGGGTCGCTACTTTGTTGTTTCGTCCATTGGTAAATGGAACTCCTGTTGGCGTTGTAAAAGGGTTTGACATTGGAACAAGCCAATCTATGATGCCATACGAAATCACCATTCCTTTTTATGTATCTGTAGCAGGCACTACATTTACATTTGAAATCTTGCGTGATAGCTCTGGAGTAAATGATGGCGGTTTGTACGATCACGTTACTGCAAGTAGCTGGGACAACGTGCCATCTGCTAATTTGCAGATTTGGAAGATAGGAGCCTAATATGGACATTCGCAAAATTTCAATCGGATCTGACTACAAGAATGCCATGAACTATATTAAGGGTCAAACAATCCTTAATGGCACCCATACTGTAACCAACATTATCCAAACAAAAGAAGGAGCTGTCCAGGTTTGGGTTATGAATGAAGGTAAAGAGATCATGTTGTGGAAGGCTTTCATGCCATCTATGCCATGCTCAATCGAATACAATATAGATTTTTAATATGCAATCGCTCTACTATTTTGTGGTAGAGCCTGTGGATGGAAAAAGGTACGACAACACTCGGAACTACGGAGGCAAGGAGTTCATCATCAGCACCTCGCAAGAGGACCATACCGTCACGAGCAGGCTCGCCAAAGTCATTAATGTCCCCTTCGGATATAGCGGTCCTATCGCTATCGGTGATGATGTTATTGTTCATCACAATGTTTTTCGTAAGATGTTTGATATGAGAGGAAAGGAGATTGACTCCTACTCCTTCATCAGAGAGAACCTATACTATCTTGACGATATGCAGATGTATGCATACCGAAAGCCTGGAGAGACATGGGTCCCTGTTGGGCGTTACTGCTTTGTAAAGCCAATCAAGCACGAAGAAGACACATTCATAAAACGCAAGGGTGAAGAACGTGAGCTATGGGGCCACATGGTTTACCCAAATGCAAGGCTACAGGATCTTGGTGTAGAACCTGGAGCTGTTATTTCGTTTCAGCCAGAGTCCGAGTATGAGTTTCGGATAGACGGCGAGAAACTTTACAGAATGTACGATTCAAATATATGTCTAATACAAGAAAGCTAAAAGAGGAGATTATCTCAGCTGGCGAGCATGCTGTAAAGGAGCTCATCAAGGTCGCTAAGGAACCTATTGTAACTGGCGACATGGAGAGTGATCTGGCTGCCGATAGGCTAAAGAACGCTGCTGCTGCCAAGCGATTGGCCATTATGGACGCGTTCGATATTCTTCGCAGAATAGACGAGGAGCGCAATATGCTAGCCTCTGAGGACTCTGTGGTATCAGAGTCTATTACATCTACAAAAGGATTTGCGGAAAGGCGTAGCAAGTGAACTATGGCTTGTATGAGATATTAGACGAGAAGCTTCCAAGGCGCAAGCACTGGAGCTACGGCTATGACGCTGATACCGACATGGTTGTCATCTCTAAGGATGGAACCGTTGGAGAGGTGTATAACATCAATGGACTCAAGGTTGGTCTTCCTAAGCTTAGTGACCCAATAGACACCAAGTCTAACAAATGGGCTCCAAAAGAACTCCCAAAGGAGCTCGAGAAGGTCAAGAGCATATTCGACTGGAACCGCAGAGACAATGCGTTCAAGGCTAAGTGGGTAGACTACATCGAGCAGGAGTTTGATCGTAGAGACAATGGTCACTGGTTCATGAACAACGGCAAGCCTACTTATATCACAGGTAGCCACTATATGTACTTACAGTGGACGAAGATTGACGTAGGTCACCCAGAGTTTCGTGAGGCCAACCGAATATTCTTCATCTTTTGGGAAGCATGTAAAGCTGACATGAGAAGCTTCGGAATGTGCTACCTAAAGAACCGACGTTCTGGTTTCTCGTTCATGTCAAGCGCAGAGATGGTAAACCAAGGTACAATCACCCGTGACTCACGCTTTGGCATACTCTCCAAGACAGGTGCTGACGCCAAGAAGATGTTCACCGACAAGGTGGTGCCAATCTCAAGCAACTACCCATTCTTCTTCAAGCCTATCCAAGACGGTATGGACAAGCCAAAGACAGAGCTAGCATACCGTGTTCCTGCGTCTAAGATTACACGAAAGAACATAGACACGAAAGAGGAGGAGGACTTGGAGGGTCTTGATACCACCATTGACTGGCGCAATACAGACGACAACAGCTATGACGGCGAGAAGATGCGTATGCTGGTCCATGACGAGAGCGGAAAGTGGGAAAAGCCTAACAACATTCTAAACAACTGGCGTGTAACCAAGACGTGTTTGCGCTTGGGTAGTAAGGTCATTGGTAAGTGCATGATGGGCTCTACCTGCAATGCATTAGATAGAGGTGGTGACAACTTCAAGAGACTATACGAGGACTCTAACCCATCTAACAGAAATGCAAACGGGCAGACCAAGAGCGGCCTGTATGCTCTGTTTATTCCAATGGAGTGGAACTTTGAAGGGTACTTTGATGAGTACGGCTGGCCTATCCTTGAGACTAACGGAGAGGACGTGATAAACTCAGAAGGGAACTACGTGGACATCAGCGTAGTCCAGTACTGGGAGAACGAAGTCAAGTCTCTCAAAAGCGATTCAGACGCACTCAACGAGTTCTATCGTCAGTTCCCCCGCACAGAGGCGCACGCATTCAGGGACGAGAGCAAGAACTCTTTGTTCAACCTAACTAAGATATATCAACAGATAGACTATAATGACACACTTATTAAAGACCGTGTGCTCACTCGTGGGCGATTTCACTGGAGAGATGGCAAGCAAGACACAGAAGTTATTTGGACGCCTGACCCAAGTGGTCGATTTCTCGTTTCTTGGCTCCCGTCGCAGCACCAGCGAAACAAAGTCATCACAAGAAATGGACTGAAGTATCCTGGCAACGAGCACATGGGCTCATTTGGCTGTGACCCGTATGACATCTCTGCTGTAACATTTGGCAGGGGGTCGGCAGGTGCTCTGCATGGCATGACGAAGTTCCACATGGACGAGGGTCCAAGCAACACATTCTTCTTGGAGTATGTGGCAAGGCCACAGACAGCAGAGATATTCTTTGAGGAGGTTCTGATGGCCTGTCACTTTTATGGTATGCCGATCCTTGCCGAGAACAACAAGGCTCGACTGCTGTACTATTTCAAGGAAAGGGGCTACAGACCGTTTTCTATGAACAGGCCAGACAGAAAGGTAAATATGCTCTCTAAGACCGAGAAAGAGCTCGGGGGTATACCTAACTCGTCCGAGGACGTGAAACAGGCTCACGCGACCTCTATTGAGGCTTATATCGAGAAATACGTTGGCTTTGACATGGACGGGACATACAGAGAGCCCGACGAGATAGGGAACATGTACTTTTCAAGGACTCTACAAGACTGGGCTCGCTTTGATATTAACAATCGAACAAAGTATGACGCAGCTATTAGTTCTGGTTTAGCACTGATGGCAAATCAAAAGTTCATACTAAACACAGACACTAAAAGTGAAAAGATTAGTATCAAGCTACCTACCTACTCCAACAAGGGTTATGTTAGCGAGATAAGGAAATAGCCTTATCTTTGCAGAAAGCCATGGCGGATCAGAAAATTATTCTACCATACGTATCGTTCCCAAACCAGTTAGCCACGGATGCCGAGAAGGCTTCCGAGAACTATGGCTTGCAGGTTGGACAGAGCATTCAATACGAATGGTTCCGTAACGGAGGAGGTTCCTGCCGTTACTACGATCAGTGGATACAGTTTCATAAATTGCGTTTGTATGCTCGTGGAGAGCAGCCTGTTGGCAAGTACAAGAACGAACTTGCAGTTGACGGAGACTTGTCCTATTTGAATCTTGATTGGACACCCGTTCCTATTATTCCAAAGTTTGTTGACATTGTTGTCAACGGAATGGCCGATCGCTTATTCAGCGTGAAGGCATACGCACAGGACGCTATGAGCGCAGAGAAGCGCTCCAAGTACCAGGACATGGTCGAAGCCGACATGGTGGCTAAAGACTTCTTGCTTCAGGCTAAAGAAATGTTTGGCCTAGATGCATTTAACGTGCCACAAGACGAGCTGCCTGGTAGTGACGAGGAGTTGAATCTGTACATGCAGATCAACTACAAGCCAAGCATTGAAATTGCAGAAGAAGAAGCTATACACACTTTGCTTGATAAGAACCGCTATGATGAGGTTCGTAAGCGCGTTGATTATGACATTACAGTCCTGGGCCTTGGAATGGTTAAGCATTCCTTCGACATGGCCAATGGTGTTAAAGTTGATTACGTTGATCCTGCTAATGTCGTTTATTCATACACGGAATCTCCTACGTTCGATGACTGCTTCTACTACGGAGAGGTCAAGACGGTCCCAATTACAGAGATTAAGAAGATTAAGCCTGATATCAAGAAGGAGGAGCTGGAGGAGATTTCGAAGATTGGGTACAACTGGTGGGACGCTTATCCTGCAATTCGGCCATACCGCGATAGCGTATTCGACCGTGACACTGTTACGTTGCTCTACTTCAGTTACAAGACTGACAAGAAGTTTGTATACAAGAAGAAGTTCCTAGACAATGGTGGTGAGCGTGTAATCCGCAAGGATGACACATTCAATCCTCCAATGGATGAGAAGGAGCGTTTTGAGCGCATCGAGAAGCGCATTGACGTTTGGTACGATGGTGTGATGGTTATGGGTTCAAACTACTTGTTGAAGTGGGAACTCCAGTCCAACATGGTACGTCCTAAGTCTGCATCTCAGTATAGCATTCCAAGCTATATCGCTGTAGCCCCTCGCATGTATAAGGGCGTGATTGAGTCTTTGGTTCGCCGAATGATTCCATTCGCTGACTTGATCCAAATCACCCACTTGAAGCTACAGCAGGTTCTTTCTAAGATTGTACCTGATGGTGTGTTCATTGACGCAGATGGTTTGAACGAGGTTGATCTTGGAAATGGAGCCGCTTACAACCCAGAGGATGCACTTCGTTTGTACTTCCAAACGGGTAGTGTAATTGGTCGCTCATATACACAAGACGGAGAGTTTAACAACGCTCGTGTTCCTATCCAAGAGCTTAGCAAGAACAGTGGTCAAGCCAAGATGGCTAGCCTCATCGGAGCATACAACCAGTACATGCAGCAACTGCGTGACGTAACTGGATTGAACGAGGCCCGTGATGGGTCTATGCCAGATCCTAACTCACTAGTTGGTCTACAGAAGTTGGCTGCCGCTAATAGCAACACAGCCACTCGACATATCCTTGAGGGATCATTGAATATCACCAAGAGATTGGCGGAGGCATTGTCTTGCCGTGTGGCTGACGTTTTGGAGTACGCTGACTTTGCCGAAGAGTTTGCTATGCAGATTGGCAAGAACAATGTTGGTGTTCTTGACGAAATGAAGGACCTATACATCTACGACTTTGGTATCTTCATTGAGGTTTCTCCTGACGAAGAGCAGAAGGCTCAGCTTGAAGCCAATATTCAGATGGCTTTGAGCCGTGATCAAATCTCATTGGAGGATGCCATTGATATCCGTCAGATGAAGAATATCAAGCTGGCTAACGAGTTGTTGAAGATGAAGCGCAAGCATAAGCAAAAGCAAGACATGGAGAACGAGCAGCAGAGGGTTCAGATGCAGACGCAAGGGAACATCCAGTCTTCTCAAGCCGCTGCCGAATCTAAGCTCCAGCAGATCCAAGCAGAAGCTCAGGCCAAGATGCAGATTGAGCAGGCCAAGAATCAGTTCGAGATTGAGAAGATGCAGTCTGAGGCCAATCTGAAGTTGCAGTTGATGGAGCGTGAGTTCCAAATGCAGATGCAACTAAAAGGCGTTGAGGTCGATAGCCTAAAGAATCGTGAGATGGAGAAAGAGAAGGCTAAGGACAATCGCATTAGCTTACAGAACACACAGCAATCAAAGCTCATTGAGCAGAGGAAGAAAGATCTTCCTCCAATAAACTTCGAGTCAACTGAGGACACCTTGGATGGCTTCGATTTATCGCAATTTGAGCCTAGATAAAAATACCTAATTTTGTAACAAAATCTAATATCATGGCAGAAATTAAAATTAAAGAAGTTTCTGCTGAAGAGCCAAAGTCAATCCAAGAGGTTGAAGAGGCACTTTTGCAGAAGCATGAAGAACAGCAAAATGCTGTAGAACAAACTACCGAGGAAACTCCTGTAGTTGAAGAAACCCCAAAAGTTCAACCCGTTGAGCTTTCGGAGGAAGACGTTCTTACATTTATCAAAAACCGCTACAAGGATGTAGAGTTTAATTCGATGGACGAAATTTTGGCCAAGCGAGAGCAGCCGTCAGAAGAACTTCCAGAAGATGTCGCTACATTCTTGAAGTACAAAAAAGAGACTGGCCGAGGGTTAGACGACTTCATGAAGTTGAATCAAGACTTTGAGAAGATGTCACCCGAACAACTTTTGGCATCTTACATCAAGGACACCAATCCTATGTATGACGATGAGGATGTAATGATGGAGCTGGAGAACTTCAAGTATGACGAAGACTTGGACGACGACAAGACTATCAAGAAACAAAAGCTGGCTATGAAACGTGAACTTGCTAAAGCCAAGGGTCACTTCGAGAAACAGAAGGAGCAGTACAAGGTGCCATTAGAGTCTAAGGCAACCTCAGTTCCTGATGCCGATCGTGAGGGATACGAGGCTTACAAGAAGTATAACCAAGATCTCACCCAGGTGCAACAGGAACAGTTGAAGCGGTCTGAGTTTTTCTTGCAGAAAACTAACGAGGTATTCAATGACGGATTCGAAGGTTTCGAGTTTAGTGTCGGAGAATCATCCTTGAAGTTCAAGCCAGGAGACACTGAGAAAATTAAGACTTCTCAATCAGACATCAACAACTTCATCTCCAAATTCATCGATGAAAATGGATATGTCAAAGATGCAGCTGGTTATCACAAAGCAATGGCGGCAGCTTTAAATGCTGATGCATTAGCTAAGTTCTTCTATGACAAGGGCAAGGCAGATGCAGTTGATGGCATGAGCAAAGAAAGTAAGAACATTCAAATGGGTGTTAGACAATCTGCTCAACCAGCCAGCAACTTCAGCGGACTAAAGGTGTCATCGTTGGATAGCGATTCGGGTAATGGTTTACGCATAAAGATTAAACAATAACAACAATAACCTTTTAAAAAAACACAAAAATGGCTGTATTAAGCGTACCAGGTTATGACCTGACCCCTAGTTCAGTGAAGGCTACATTGCCCACGAACTACATTACTAACTTTGACTTCTTGAACCAGTATCTTCCCGATACCTACGAGAAGGAATTCGAGCGTTATGGAAATCGTTCCATCGCTTCTTTCTTGCGCATGGTAGGTGCAGAAATGCCCTCCAACTCTGACTTGATCAAATGGGCTGAGCAAGGCCGTTTGCACACTAAGTACACCTCTTGTACTTCTGCTGCTGCTGCCGCTGCTGACACTGCTGTTTGGACTGTCGCTGACCCTGGTGTTACTGCTTGTAACTTCCGCGTAGGTCAAACTGTTTTCATTTCTGATAACACCGCTTCTTCTACTTTCTCTAACAAAGCCATCATTACTGCTGTATCTGGCTTGACTTTCACCGTTGCTTACTACGAAGCTGGTGGCCAAACTATGGCTGCCTCTACTGCTTCTACCTGTTTCGTTTACGGTTCTGAGTTCAAGAAAGGTTCTAACGGTATGGTTGGATCTTTGGAAGCTGAAGACGATATCTTTGAAAACAGCCCCATCATCATCAAGGACAAATATGCTGTTAGCGGTTCTGACATGGCTCAGATCGGCTGGGTAGAAGTTACTACTGAGAATGGTGCTACTGGTTACTTGTGGTACTTGAAGAGCGAGCACGAGACTCGTTTGCGTTTCGAAGACTACTTGGAAATGTCTATGGTAGAAGGTGTTCCTGCTGAGACTGCATCTGGTGCTATCGCTGCTACTGGTGATGTAGGAAACAAAGGTACCGAAGGTATGTTCTACACCATCGAAAACCGCGGTAACGTATGGGGTGGTGGTAACCCAACCACTTTGGGTGATTTCGACGCTGTTATCCAGCGTTTGGACAAGCAAGGTGCTATCCAAGAGAACGCTTTGTTCGTTAACCGTCAGTTCAGCTTCGATATCGACGATATGTTGGCTGCTCAAAACAGCTACGGTGCTAACGGAACTAGCTACGGTTTGTTCAACAACAGCGAGCAAATGGCTTTGAACTTGGGCTTCACTGGCTTCAAGCGTGGTTATGAGTTCTACAAGACTGACTGGAAATACTTGAACGATCCCACCTTGCGTGGCGGTTTGGTAGCTGGTGCTATCAATGGCGTTTTGGTTCCTGCTGGTTCTACCACCGTTTATGATATGGTTTTGGGTAAGAACGCTAAGCGTCCTTTCTTGCACGTTCGTTACCGTGCTTCTGAGACCGAGAATCGTCGTTACAAGACTTGGATGACTGGTTCTGCTGGTGGTGCTAGCAACAGCGACTTGGACGCAATGGAAGTTCACTTCTTGTCTGAGCGTGCTTTGTGCACTATGGGAGCTAATAATTTCTTCCTATTTCAGGATTGATAATTAGTGTATCTAACAAATAGAGGGGGAGAAATCCCCCTCTTTTTTTTGTATTATCTTTGTATCGTTAAATCTAATATTATATACAATGGAATTTAAAGATCGAATCTACGTACTAAAGGGAAAGAGTAGTCCCTTGACGTTTACATTGGCATCTCGCCACACCCACAGAGCCCCTCTTCTTCACTTTGACCCCAAGACCGGTGTCAATCGTCCATTGCGTTATGCTCGAAATCAAAAGAGCCCGTTTATGGATGAGCAGGACGAGCACGCAATCTTGGAGCCTATCGTATTTGAAGATGGTGTTTTAAGAGTTGACAAACACAACACCATTTTAAATAGATTCCTTGAGCTTCACCCAAAGAATGGAACATTGTTTGAAGAAGCAGACATGGAGAAGGATGCTGAAAAAGCCCTCGACAACATCAACTACGAGATTGACGCTTTGATTGCGGCTAAGTCTTTGCCCATTGAAAAGGTGGAAGCCATTTGCCGAGTAGCGCTTGGCTTGAACGTAGCTAAGATGTCTTCTTCTGAACTTAAGCGAGACTTGTTGTTGTTTGCCAAGGAGCGTCCACGTGACTTTTTGGAGATGTTAGATGACCCAGACATGGAGCTGGATGACTATGCTCATCGCTTCGTTAGTGATGGCTTGATTACAATCCGCCGAAACAACGACATTTACTTCAGCTTACCAGACAATAAGAAGAAGATCTGTTCAACTCCTTATGGTCAAGATCCTATTGACGTGTTGTCAGCGTGGCTGATGACAGAAGATGGTATTGAAGCAAAAGATATGTTGATTAAACTCCTTTAATAGCAATAGCCTACAGGAAAGGGCCATCCGACCTCGGGTGGCCTTTTTTTGTTATCTTTGTGCAAATGATCAACGAGGTCAGAAATACTGTGATGGCGATCCTCAGCAAGGACAACAACGGCTACATTACGCCCGAGGAGTTCAACCTTTTCGCCAAGCAGGCCCAGCTTGAAGTATTTGAGGACTACTTCTTTCGTTATGTTGATGGTGTTGTAAAGCAAAACAACAGAGCGTACAATAGTGGCTATGCAGATAAACTGAAGCAAACAGCAGAGGTGATTGACTCATTCTCAGCCAATGCTTCGCTCACACTAGATGCTGGCAGCAGCTTCAAGTTGCCATCTGACTACTACTCCATCAATGTGGTTTACTACAACGGGAAAGAGGTTGAGCCTATTACGCAATACAAGTCACTAAACCTTTTAGCTTCTAATCTGACTGCCCCTACCACAGCTTACCCTGCCTATGTTAAGCGTGACAGAGCAGCTGATGGTAGTGATTTGATTACTGTATATCCAACAACCATTACCGCTGGAGTAAGCGCATTCTATGTGCGATACCCACTGGATCCTAAATGGACATATACTCAGATTGGTGGAAACCCATTGTTTAACCAATCGGCAGTTGATTACCAAGATTTTGAACTACCTCTCTCTGATGCCAATGACTTGATTCTGCGAATTCTACAATACGCTGGTGTCAACATCCGCGAGTACGAAGTGACTCAGTTTGCAAAGCAAGAAGAGATGATGAATAAACAACAAGGAGAATAATGGCATACATTAGTAATTATCAATACTACACCAACAACGGAGTTGCGCCAACGGATCAGAACTGGGGCGAGTATCAGTATGTCAGCCTTGCTGACCTAGTGAACAACTTCATGTTGATGTATGTCGGTGACGACAAGCTCGTCAATAACGTCAATCGCTACAATGTCTTGTTCCATGCTAAGCGTGGTATCCAGGAGATTAACTACGATGCGTTGAAAAATACCAAGGTGGTTGAGATTGAGGTTGGAGATGACCTTCGCCTTATTCTTCCCCCTGACTACGTGAACTACATTCGAGTATCCGTACAGATCAATGGTGTGCTGTATCCATTGCACGAGAATACTCAAGTGAACTACGCCTCCGCATACCTACAGGACAACAACTTGAATGTGTTGTTTGACCAAGATGGGAATGTACTTACTGGCACATCTGACTTAGACGCCAACCGCCTAGCTGGCTTGCCCCAAACACTTTACAATGGAGCGGGCCTTTATGCTGGTCAATACGGATGGGAAGTTGATGGTGCGTGGTACTTCGGTTACAATGTTGGAGGAGCCTTTGGTTTGAACACCGAGACTGCTAACATCAACCCAAGCTTCCGTGTAAACAAAGCCGGTGGCGTGATAAACTTTAGCTCAGGCGTAGCCAACCAATTGATTGTTCTTGAGTACGTATCAGATGGAATGGAGAACGGAGATGACGATAGTGTAAAGATTCACAAGTTTGCAGAAGAGTTCTTGTATGCCTACATCAAGTGGGCACTGCTCAACAACAAGTTTGGAATCCAAGAGTATGTTGTCAACCGAGCCAATAAAGAAAAGACAGCAAATTTGCGTAACGCAAAGATTCGTTTAAGCAACCTTCACCCCGGTCGTCTCTTAATGAACCTGAGAGGACAGGACAAGTGGATTAAATAAATATGAAGATAACCAAGAGCTTCGTCGCAGGGGTCATGAACAAGGACCTCGATGAGCGTCTGATACCAGACGGCCAGTATGTGGATGCTATGAACATTCAAGTGGGTTCTTCTGAATCCACGAACATGGGCGCAATAGAGAACGAGTATGGCAACCTAAAGAAGGGAACATACTCTCACACCAATGGCATTTCAATTGGAGCTGTTACCGCAGAAGAAGTTGGTTGTATATATTGGTTTGTCAAGGCTAATGATGCTAATTATATCTATGAATATAACCAATCGACAGATGCTGTAAGTATAGTATTAAAAGATAGTAGACCTGGCGCAAATAATGTTCTGAACTTTGATAGCGAACACTTAATAACCGGCGTAAACTATATCAATGGATTCTTGTGTTGGACTGACGACTATAATCCTCCTAGAAAGATAAACATACAAAGAGCAAAGTCTTATGGTGTTAATGGATTTTATGAAGATGACGTCAATGTAATAGTAAAACCCCCTTTGAATCCACCTACCATAGTTGGAAGAAACGACAGCACCGTATCATCAGACAGTCTTTCTGATAGGTTCTTGTATTTTGGGTACAGATATAGATATGTTGACGATGAATATAGTTCTCTATCTCCTTTCTCGGAAGTGGCATTTTTCCCTAAAACATTTGCAGTAAATGGAAATAGTGGTGTAAACGAAGGGATGTTGAACGCTAACAATGTGTATGATATATCGTTCAATTCTGGAGAAGACTCTGTCACTGACATTCAATTAATCTTTTTTGACACAAGCAAGATCAATGCTTATATTATTGAAACCTTGAATAAAGCAGAGTTAAAGTATGACGACAATACTGTTTATTCATTTTCTTTCTCTAACAACAAAATCTACGCACCATTACCAACAGACCAATTAACTAGACTTTTTGATAATGTTCCTCTAAAGGCAAAGGCTCAAGAGATCATAGGAAATAGATTGGCATATGGAAACTATGTTCAATTTTATGATATTAGAGACTGCGATGGAGTTGGCATTTTCCCGTCATTTAACATAGAGCTTAATTCCGAGACTTATGATGAGCTCTCTTTAAACTCCGGATCTCCACAAGAAACATGGAAATCAAATAGGGACTACGAATTTGGAATTGTTTACTTGGACGACTATGGAAGAATGACAACTGTTCAGACTAGTCCAACAAATAGCATATTCATTGACCCGAGCTATTCTGACGATAAGAATAGTCTTCGAATAAACATTTACAACGAGGCACCATGTTTTGCTACCCATTATAGACTAGCTATAAAGCAAACAAAAGGCGATTACTATAATATTTATCCCACCTTTTTTGTCGAGGACGGGTCTTTCAAATACTTCAAGATAAACCAATCTGACGTAGATAAAGTAAAGACCAATGACTATGTTGTATTCAAAACAGACTCAAACGGAGTTGTTAATATTGGAACTCAATATAAAGTCCTTGACGTTTCATACTTAAGCAAGGATGCAATAGGCACTGGAATCCCATCTGTTGAAGGTGTTTATATAAAAATCGTCATAGATAATGACGTGTCTATCAATAAGGACATCATACAGGTATCTAAATACAAAGGACAAGGAGCAAACTCTACCGATGGATTGAGAGCTGTAACTGGTCTAAAGTGTCACAGAAAAACAAGAGGACCTGTAATGGCTGGAAGCTGGAAACCAATGGTAGAAAATCCAATTGGATACACCGCTTCCCCAAACTCTAAGACAAAGCTAATTGCCGCTAGGGGTAACAACTTTTTTGGCACATCGGATATTCGATATAAAGTCGAAATCACAACAGCAACAGGATCTGCTAACCCAAGCTTTAATTATTATATATTTGGATCTTCTGTGCCTGTAATGGCTTCAGATCAAGTTATTACTGCGAATACAGAATATTCTTTAAAAGACACGCCAAATGGAACTGATGTAGCATACATCATGTTCACGTCAACTAGCGGTCTTGTTGCTGGCGATTATTGGATTGTAAATGCGCGATCAGCTAACGGCCCTAATGTATTTGGCCTTCCAACTGTATTCGACCCAAATAAACGTGAAGGTGGTTTTGCTATAATACCATCAGACTATACGATTAATACTGGAGCTCAGATAAAGTTCAAGATATCAGAAAGCCAAAACGTACAAGATCAGCCAGAACAAATATTTACTTCTTCTAAAACTTATGAAAACTTAGAGGAGTGGTTCTTTGAAGATGGCATTTACAACAACTTTAAGATGCTCTCTGGTCCAGCCGTAGGCGATGCTCCAAATACAAACAAGGGTGCCAAGAGTGTATTTTTCAGAAGAGGTAGCAGTCTAGATACTGGACAAAATGATGGAGCGCGAGTGGACATGTTGTTCCAAGATTCTGGAACTCCATTCCTTACGGCTAAAGATTCCTTATACATGGTATTGAAGGGATATGGTGATTCTAGGAAGAACTTTACCAGCAATGCCCTAAACTATCTTTCTTGCGAAAGAAACTTTATTATAGTAGAAGTTGAGGTATCGCAACTGACTGACTCTGTAATTATAGAGACAGTACCCAATGATACGGACATTGATGTCTACCATGAACTTCCATATACTTATGAAATTGTAGATGGTCTTCATCAAAGTGCTGGTCTTTCTGGGGAGCAGAATCAAACAAGAAGCAGCGTGTCAACAACACAGAAGCCAGCTATTGTACAGATTCCTTCTTTTAATGCATTCACATTTGGCAATGGAGCAGAATGCTATCGAATTAGAGACGACTTTAATTCGTTTACAATGAAGTATAGCCCTCGAGCTTTAACAACTACTGACAAGTATGCAGAGGAGAGAGTTAAAAACGCTTTGACATATAGTGGGGTGTACCAAGTTACATCTGGCTTAAATAAACTTAACGAGTTCAATTTGTCAAATGCCAACTTTAAATACCTAGACCAAGAATTTGGTAGCATCCAAAAGTTATACTCTCGAGATACGGATTTGATTGTTTTCCAAGAAAACAAGGTATCCAAAGTGTTATACGAGAAGAACTTGCTTAGCGACTCTGTTGGTGGGGGGACCGTGGCTTCAATACCACAGGTTCTTGGCACTCAGATTGCGTATAGCGGAGAATACGGTATTTCAAATAACCCAGAAAGCTTTGCTCAATGGGGGAACAATGTATTCTTTACTGATCAGCGTAGAAATGCTGCGCTTCGTTTAGGCCAAGATGGTATGTTTGAGATTTCATCTCAGGGCATGAGAGATTGGTTCCGTGATCTATTCATTGCGGACGGAGATACTCAAAAGATTGGAGCATACGACCCATACCACAATATGTATGTTCTTACGTCTACGGAAACTCCAGCAGTTGCCTGTGAGTTTGACATTTCTAGGAACAAGCTGCTTGTGTCCAAAACAAGTAGCAATATGTACTTGTTCTCTATTAGAAGCAATAGCTCTTGGACTATTACTTACTCAGCAGCATGGCTAACCAATGTAGTTGTTAGCGGTAGCGGTAACCAAGATATATATGGAACGCTAGCTCAAAACAACGGATCCACAGTTAGGTCTGTTGTATTAACTATTGCTGGTTGTTCTGGAAACGAATCGTTCACACTAGAGCAATCGCCATCATCAAAAGTGCAACGTGTTGCTGTCGTGGTTAATAATCCAATTGATGCCACAAAGGTTGCTACACAACTTTACAACATGACCAGCACTGGTGGATTGGGGATTCAGTTCGTGGACACAGTATTGAAAAACACTAGTGTTTCTTTGTATGATGTATATGCTGGGTATTCTGGAGATGGACAAATTCCTTTGCCATCAGAAACTGTTACTGTTCGTGGATACGATGAGACGACAGGGATAAACGGAGGTATTGCAAAGCCATTTGTTCCCAGTATTGGAAACAAAATGTATTATTTGGTTTCAAATACCAAGTACGAGCAAGGGGACTACAATGCGTTAATTGCTGCCTCTACGCCAATAACGCCATCTCTTGTTGGAGGAAACTATGACGCCACATTCTCTTACTCGAATCCATCTAACGATGATTATTTGTATTTGATATGGGATTATCGTAGCGGGTTGAGCTGTGGAACATCCGGTTCTTATGTTGGTACTGAGGGTCAAACATCGATTGAATACACTATTGGGGGTAACATTGGTTTGGTTGACGTGTCATACACGGTAAACTCGGGTAATATGCGGTTCCAAATTCAATACGATGGAGTCGTTGTGGCTGACTCTGGAGTTGTTTCCACCAGTGGAACTCTTTCATTTGTAAAGAGAACATCTACTCCAACGACAGCTCTTTTGATTATAACTAATGAAAACATTGGCGGAGGAACTATAGACTTTTCTGCCACTATGAATTGTCCAGCGTTGATACCAATTGAGATCGATCCAACAAATGGCACATCTTCAAACGTTTGTTCGCAAACATCGTATGGTACGTATTATACAGATAGCACCACTGGATCTGTTGACTTAGGTGCTCGTATTTACACAGACTCGGCTGGAACAACGCCATTCAATGGAGCGAATGCATACCACAGAGTGGGGCCTGCTGGGAACGATTATACCGTAATTGATACAGATGGATATGTAATATCATTCGAGTCGTGCACGTGCTCTGAGGTTGCCGCTCCAACAATCACTCAGTCAGACGTATCTTTCGCGCCTAACGAAAGTATATACGTATCACTAGAGGCATCAAATAACCCGATTGAGTGGGATCTTGTTTCTTCTTGCGTTAGCTATGAGCTATACGGAGGAAATAGTGGCGGTGTCTTTTCTGGTATAGATTGTGAAACAGGCTTGCCAAAAGTGGTGTCTGTAAATGCAAACGAAACAATATATTCTTGTTCTTCTGCTGTTTTTATCAAAAACATCGGGGTTGATGCAATATCATCTAGTAATGGAGTTTGCGTAAACGAGGTTCTGCCAGATGGTATTTCATTTGATGGATTGAGCGGGGTTATTTATGGTGTATCTGAAACCATTGGAACATTTGAAGTAACAGTCAATGCGACCAACTGCTTTGGAACTAGCGCAGATGAGACCTTCTTGATTCAAGTTCAAGATGAGTCTATCGTTCTTACTCCATTTGGATTAGACTCAACCGGATATGCAACATCGGCTTTATCTTGCGGAGTTGTGGCAAACATAAACATTCGATACCACAGCGGTGAATATACATTCCCTGTAATTGATGACTATATTTATGCAGACCAAAACAAAGTAGCACCTGTCGATGGTAGTAACTTGTGGTATCAAATGAACAATGGTCAAACCATTCAGATTGACGCAAACGGAAAAGTAACAAACATAGAAAACTGCTAATGGCTACATATACACTTACATATTCACCACAGGCTGACGGATGGACGTCCTTCCATTCCTATTATCCAGAGTGGATGATTGGGATGTCTGGCCGATTCTATACCTTTAAGAACGGTGAGATATATGTTCATAACGACCCAAATGAAGATAGGAATACATTCTATGGAACATTCACGCCTTCTCAAGTAACAATGGTATTTAACCAAGACCCACTAGAGGCTAAGATGTTTAAGACCATGGAGCTTGAGAGCGACAGCCCTTGGGACACCGTTATCACTACAGACATGTCGTCTGGGTCTATGGATGCTGCTTACTATGATCTGAAGGAAGGTAACTACTTCACGTATATCCGTAGAAACACAGGTGCCACAGATTTGGATTTGTTATCTGCTCAGGGAATAGGTGCATTGCAATCGATAGTAGGCACTACTCTTAACTTTACATTCTCTGTACCTTCTGCGATTAGCGTAGGTGATGTTGTTTATTATGACAACGCAGGAACTATCCTGCAAGTTGGTGTTGTTACAGCACACACAGGGTCCTCCATAACTGTCGCAACACTTTTGAGCAGCCCTTCTCCAGGAGCATTTATTCTTTATATCAAGAATAGCCAAGCCGAATCATTTGGTGCTCGTGGATATTATATGCAAGTCGAGCTCACCAATGATAGCATTACAGACGTTGAGTTATTCTCAGTATCTTCAGAGGTCTTCAAGAGTTACCCATAATATATAGTATCTTTGCAATATGCCGCTACCAGCACTAGTAATACCAATAGCCACTACGCTTATAGGATCTGGCCTAAACGCAGCTCAGGCAGTAAATGCATCTAAGCGACGTAAAGAAGCCGAGGCTGCAGCAGATGCTGCCGCTGCCAAAATGCGTGCTATGCGTTTTGAAGACACAATGGCTGGTCTTCAAATCCCCATGATGGGAGCAGAGCAGTCTGCCGAGAAACAAGCTCAGCGTGAAGCCATGCAGATCCAGGCCCTACAAGAGGCTGGAGGCGCTGCTGTTCTTGGTGGAACACCAGGACTTGCCGCTATGGGCGCTGAAGAAGACTTGGCTAGAATGGCTGAACTTGATCAGCTAGAATATGCCAGGAATCTTGAACTAGCCAGAAACCGTCAAGCAATTTCAGAGGCCAATATTAACAAGGAGCTTGGTATTCAAGCCATGGAATTGGGTGGCGCTCAACAGGCTGCCGCTCAAGCTGAATCAGAGAAGCGAGCCGCAATTACTAGCGCGGCATCTGGCATTGCGCAGGCTGGTCTTGATATTTATAGCACGATGCCGTTGTATAAAGAGCAACAAGTTGGAAAAGAACTACAAAAAACAGGGTACTCTCCGTCTAGTTATGGGCCGCAGACGTTCGATCAATCACTGGCTGCTAATGCTCCACAAGGAACATTCTTTACTCCAGAAGCCGCATATGCTCCAGGAACTGCATTTCCAATGTCACCATATGCTGGATTGACGCAGCCTAAGTCACCATACACTGGTTCTGCATTTGCTGCACCAACAAATCAATTTACCCCTCAGTTCTTGCCGCCATCTGATTTTAGATATAATCCATACGCCCCAACTGCGTACAATCCAATGTCTGCATTTACAAACCCGCTTGAATTCTAATGGCAACATTTGCACAATACGTAGCACCACAGGTTCCTCGCACAGACTGGGGAGCAATCACCCGTGAACTCTCAACTGGGCTGCAAGAGGTATATAAAGATCGTGAGAACCAAAAGGCTGAGCTTGATCAGATGCAGTCCGACGCCATGGCGGAGGTCAACAAGATCGAGATGGGCAAGTCCCAAACAGTCAACGAGTTTACGCTGAATGGTATCAACACCATGCGTGACTACATGGCCTCTCAGAACAAGCTACTCAAGCAAGGAATGCTTACGCCAGCTCAGTACAAGATAAATGTATTGAGAGCCCAAGAGGGATGGGGTGCATACGCCAACAACATGAAGACCTTCAACCAAGACTACGCTGACTTCTTGGAGCGCGTAGATGGTGATACGGCTTCTGCATTGGAAAAGTTTGCTCGTGAGAAATATCTGTCAATGACAGACTTGGTGAACAAGCAACTATACATTAACCCCGCTGACGGAAATCTATACATTGCTAAAACAGATCCAAAGACTGGTCAGGTGATCACAGAAGGCCTGATGGACGTTAAGACCATCAACAACGCCTTGAACCAAAAGGTAACTAAGCTTGATCTTGGCGCTGCTGTAAATAACTATGTGAAGCGCTTCGGCCAGTATGGAGGAAAAGATCCTGTAACCGGGAAGTATGTTTTGGCTGGTATTGACTTGAATCAAAAGGACAAGATTCTTACAGAAACCACAGCGGCAATTCTTTCCAATAACAAGGCTATAGCGTCTGTGTTGTTGGACAATGCTACTGGATTCGAAGCAGTAAGCCCAGAAGATTACGCTAAGCTTTCTCCAGAAGAAAAAAGAAAGGCTGTAGTTGTAAAGCCAAACGCTCAAGGTATATACACTCCAGAGATCACTCCTGAGCTTATGGCACAGGCAGAAGAGGTTGTTAAGCAGGCTATCATGGCACAGGTTGACTATAAGGAAGAGCAGGGGATGACTGAATATCAAAGAAAGTCTCTTGGACTTCAATATACGGCCCTTTCTGAAGGTAGAAAAGCGGCAGCTGGAAAGAGTGCACAAAAGGGTAACCTTATACAGGAGAGGGTAAAAAACATTAACGAGTTTTTGGTAGACCCAACTAACCCACAAGGCCCCTGGAAATATATCAAGGGTGCTAAAGTTGAAGGACTAGGTACTGTGTCTAAAATTGAACGTACGCTTGGTGGCCAATACAAGGTTACGTTTAAAACCCCGTCTGGAGATAGTATCATTGAGAGCTCCCAGGATTATAATTTAGCCGAGTTAAGTTCATTGTACAATGATGCTGCAAACGCAAAGGCTACTGATCCTGAGTATAAAATATCAATGGAAGAGTTCCAAAATCTACTTGACACAAACCAGGGCATAAGAACAGCACCATGGCTTAGACCACAGCAAGAGAGTCAGTCAAATGATATTTTGGGATACTGGAGAAAGGCTTCTAGTCCTGGAAGATATGAATATCTTTAAGACCGCAATGGTAATATTGCGTATATTTGCAGGAGTCGCAAAGACTTCTAGCAATGCCCGGAATAGATAATCTTTATACCGCCCTAAAACAAGATGGATTGTACACCAAGAGTCTTGAAGAATTCAAGAATCAGTTCTCAACTCCAGAAAGTATTCAAAAACTGCATACTGCTCTTAGACAAGATAACCTGTACACTAAGCCATTAGCTGACTTTCAGAACCAATTCTTTGGCGATATATTAAAAAAAAAAGAAGAGGGCTTGCCTTTGCAGCCTTTGGCAGACGGTGGTTTATTGGGTACCAGTGCAATGGCACAGGATCAGCAGTTGGCGTCTTCTGGAGAAGGTCAACTATATGATCTAGGTCCAATCTACCAACAGTATCAACAGCAGCAGGCCCAGCAGCCCAAGGCTCAAGAGTATATTTCATTTGAGGAAGAGGCTCCTAAGACGGGCTTGTTTGGAGAAGCTGCCCCGGTAGCTCCTGCGCCTATCTCTCTATCAAAAGCAGAACTTACAGAGTTTATGCCTTTTGTAACGACTGATCAGATTATAAGAGGGTACTTGCCAGAAAATTATGATCAGCTTAGCGCAGTAGACAAAGTCGAAGCAACTAAAAACGTACTAAATATACCAGAAGTAAAAAATAGGCTTATAGATGAAGAGGCAAAAGACTTGTCTGCTTCATCTGACGAAGCCTCTTGGTTTGATGCTGTAAATAAATTTAATGCTACGGCTGCAGAGTTTACCGCTGGGGCTTTAGATTTCCCATGGACCAAATACAAGTCCATGCAAATGCTAGGCTATGGAGGATTATCAAAAGATCAAATAGCTAGAATAAATAAACTACCAGAAGAAAAAAGAGACGAGGCCATGGCCATCGAGCTTGGCATTCCAGTTGTTGGTCAATCCGGGGTTGGCGGTCTTGGTGCATACTTTTATTCGCTAGGGGATGTTGCTGAAAGGTTTAGGAGGTATGCAAAAAGCCAAAGGGAAAAAACAAAGGAATACGACACATCTATACAATCAGATATAGCTAACGGAAATATTGCTCAAGCTGCATTTAGAACAGCAACAGAGGCCATCGGGAGCATACCGTATACACTAGCGGCAATGACAATGGGCCCAGCAGCTGGGACAGCTGGTATAGAATCTTATTTTGCAGCTGGTCCTATACTTGGACTTGGAGCAGTAACGGCTGTAAACAAGATAGACCAAGAACTGAAGGAAGGGAATACAATATCTAAAGAATTGCTTGGCACGGCCGTTATTAATGGTCTTGCAGAAGGCGTTCTAGAAGGGGTTGGATCGGCTGGTATGAATAGATTAGCCAGAGCGTCTATAGGAAATTCAATTGCGTCTAAACAGATTTCCGAAAATATAGCTGGCGAATTTATTAGCGCAGTTGGACTAGAGGGAACGACAGAAGGGCTTACATCTGTTGTCCAAGAAGGTGCAGACGCTTTAGTTTTAGGCAAGCCAATCACTTTACAACAATTCTCTGAGCGTGTTTTTGATGCCGCACTCATTGGTGCTTTTAGCGGAGGGGGAATGTCGGCTCCATCACTGTCAATATCCGCATATAAAGAAAAGGTAAAGCCATATCTTGAGGTTAGCGCAATGACCAAAGAAGCTACAAACTGGCTTCGCGAGTCAAACCAACAACTAGCGAGTCTACAAGGTGCTATGACTAGCACAAATGATCCAGCAGAGTTGGCTGCTTTGTCATTTGCAGCACGATCAATTGTATTAAAGAGAGAAGAAGTTCTTCAAGGAGCTTCTGATTTCGTTGACAATATGACTAATCAAGACATTGTTGAAATGCTTGAGATAAAGTCAAAACTAAATAAAAACATTGCAGATGCCGATGCTATTAAAGCTAGCACTACAATGAGTGAAGATGCAAAGAAAATTGCACTTGAGAATCTTAAGTCAAGCGCTATTTCATTAATAAACAAAAGACAAGAACTAGTTCAAAGAGTAAAAAACAATGCCGTTCAAAAGCAAACAACAAGTGAAGTTCCTGTTCAGCCAGAAGCCCGAGTTGGCGAAGAAATGGCGGAAGGAGCACCCGAAACAAAACCTGAAGTCGTTACCGAAGAAGGTAAAGTCGAAGAAAACATAATCCCAGTAAATGAGATAGAAGACAGAAGAAAAGAAACAGAATCTAAGATAGAACAAAAAACTTTTCTCACAGCTGGTAAATTCTCTAGAGCACTAGGCAAAAGCAACATTGATGCAGTTCCTGTTGATTATGCAAAAAACAATGGAATTGAATTTGTAAAATATGCAAACCCAGAAACAGGCTCTATTGATGTGGTTGTAACAGGAACTTCAGCTGGTAATTTTGTAGGATTCTATCGTCTTTATGAAGACGGGAAACCAACTAATAAATGGAGCTCAAAACTAGAGAATGCATCTAGAAACAAAGAGAATTTAAAAATAATGTTGGCTGGCGTCCAGTCAATGCTCCCCATTGGACACGAATACACAGAAAAAACAAGCATATCTACAGATGGACTTAGGTTTTGGAATCAACAATTAGATAGAGGATATGAATTGCAATACGACGAAAATGGGAATGTAGAAACAACTGAAGTGCGTATTAATGGAGCCTCTATAGTTAATGATTTAGGAGTACCCATTCCTTCTGATAAATTTTCACCAGTAGGGGTATATAATGATGAGCAATTTAACAAAGTCAAAGAAGCTGTATTGCCATATATTCAAAAACTTGGACTAAATGAAAGTAACATACGACAAGATGGAAACGTCGTAAAGATAGATTTGCCTATCCTGAAAAAGAATGGAGAAACAAAAACAGAAACAAAACCTAAAGTCGTTATCGAAGAAGGTAAAGTCGAAGAAGTAACGCCCGAGTTTTACGTACAGGAGCTCGACCGTACAAAAGTGTCTGACCCAACACTTTACTGGAGCGTAGATCCAGTTGAACTCGAAACAGCAAAGAGTGGTACTATAGTATCTGTTGATGGCGGCTATGGATTTGTATCTCCAGAAGGCGACATTAAGGGCGTGTTTAAGACTCCAGAAACTACTCGAAAAGGAGTGGCAGATGACGTCTTGAAAGAGGCTGTAAAAAATGGTGGTATCAAGCTAGACAACTTTGATACGTACCTAACAAAAGTATACAAGAAAAACGGTTTTAGGATTGCTTCAAGAATGGAGTTTGCTGAAGAGTTTGCTCCAAAAGGATGGAACAAAGAAGTACATGGCACACCCGATGTTGTAGCCATGGTGTATGATCCAAACAACCAGCTTGATATTGAGGAGAAGACTTTTGATAATTACGACAAGGCTATGGCCTATCGTGACTCTTTTGTAGAGCAAGCAAGGGCTCTTCAAGAAGCTCCTGCTGTAGAGCAAATAACAGTAACATCAACCCCATCTGAAGTTAAGCAGAGCATCGACGCAGCGTCTACCGCTCTTGGCGTTGCATTCCCAGAGGTTGAGTTTATTGTTGGGGATAAGCTGCAAGACACGAAGGCTCGCATTGTAGAGGCATTGACTCCTAGGTATGGAGCAGAAAAAGCCCAAGCGGTAGCCGATGGCTTCACAAATGTCCGTGGTCAGGCCCTGTTTGCAGGAGCAAAGCCAATTGCTATTGTAATCAACAAGACACAGGCCAATAACCGCACAGCTGGTCATGAGGCCTGGGAAGTGATGCTGAACGATGCGTTTGGGCAAAACCCAGAAAAGTTTGCAGAGTTTAGAAAGGCCATAGATGCCCAGCTGAAGGTATCTGGATACGAAGATGTAGCGGAGGCTCTTACAAAGTTCTCAAACGAATATGCTGATCAGGGCACAGAGGCTATGTTCCGTGAGTACATGGCTGAGTTTGGTGGCATGTTGGTAGAGGGTGGTCTTGATCCTAAAAACCTAACGCAGCAAGAAAAGACTCTGCTTGAAAAGATCAAGGACATTATCAACAAATTTGCTCTTGAGCTGACTGGCAAAGAGGTATTCTTAAAGGATGCCACACCAGAGAACATCATTGACTTCATGGTGACCATCTCTGAAAAGGTGTCAAAAGGCGAGACAGTTGAGCAGTTCTTTGAAGAGAAAGAACAAGGCGCTACTGAAGAAGACATTACAGCTAGAAAACAAGTTATCGATGCCTTTGATGGCGCAATGGAAAAACTTGGAATACAGGTTGGAACAATAAACCCAAAGACAGGGAAATCAAAGGTAACAAACTATGACATTGCCTCTGCAATGAATGAGTATTATGAAAAAACATACGGCTCACTAGGAATTACTGATTTTTCTGACAATGCAGTGGATATTGTATCTGACTATGCCAAGAATGAGATATTGTTTGCGATGTCAAAATTTGGCTCTGATTCTGGAAAAGGATGGTATACGGAAGACTATGCAAAAGCACTTGACATCCTTTCAAAACTGGATTCAGATATAAAAAATAACCCAGCCATAAAGGAAGCCGCCACTGCTATTATCGCTGTTGCTTCAAACTCAACAGCCGTATATGAAAATCTAACCAGGGTAATATATGGAATAGATCAGTTTAAGAAAACTAGGAAAGTACCTACAGATGTTGGAACAGGCAAAGGTGCAAGCGCTATTGCATCTGGTATAGATAGGTACAATAATATATTAAAGAAATTTAATAATGATCCTGTAAAAACAGCCGAGTTCTTACAGCAAATTGACACGGTATCAAATTTAAGCAAAACCCTATTAAAAGAATTTGGTCTTAGCAGTTATGCACAGGCGAAGTCACAGAACTTAGCAACAGACCCAGAGTGGAATAGCAATGAAATGTTGCCAATGTCCGTTTTAATATTTGGGCCTAAGATTGGAGCGTTTTATTCTAACCTATCTGGGCTAGACGGAACGCCTACCATTGATAGATGGTGTATTAGAACCATATATCGGTATAAGGGCGATATGAGGTCTAAGGTTTCTGAAAATGAAATGCAAGATTTTAAAGAAGCCAATGGCATAGATGGTGTGTCATATTCAGATGCATTAACCTTAGCGCAAGAGCATTCAAAACTATTCCAGGCAATTCTTGGGGGCCGTGGTAAATACAAAGGAATTGCAAAGGCCGAAAGAAACGAGGCCTTGAAGCCATATAGAAAAGGCGATCAAATATGGAAGAAGGCGCAAGGAGTTGTTAATGACATATCTGAAGGCATAGAGTCTGGTGTTTCAAATAAAAAACAATATGCAAAGGACTTTAGAAGCTTTACAAAAAAGGCATTTGAAGCCGCCAGAGATAAAATAGCTAAAGAGTCTGGACAAAAATTATCCGTATCAGACATTCAAGCAATATTGTGGATTTATGAGAAAAATCTGTTTGGACATCTAGGGGTCAAACAAAGGGAGGACGCAACATATTCATCATCTGCCAATAGACTCGTTAATAGAGTAAATGACGGGGTGTTTTCTTTAGAACAACTAAAAGCTGGAGACTTGTCTGTGCTTGAGGGATCTGACATAGAAACGGATGGAGCAATGGGCGACAAATACGGCTCTTCTGTAAAAGAGTTCAAAGATGGCATCGATAACGCTCAAGAACGAAATACCGACACATCGGGCGCCGCCAAGAAGAAAGAAGTAAAACTTACTACCGAGGAAATTGAAACGCTCAATGATAACTTTGGTATTCAAGATGGAGAAATAGAATTAAGCGCTAGGTCACAAAAAATAAATCCATCTGAGGTCAAGGCGCTTTCATCGTCATTAAACAATCTAGACAACAATGAACTTGAATCTTTAAAAGATTTAATTCATAAAGATGTAAAAGCACCTAATAAAACACAAAAAGCCTACAAATTATTTAAAGTAAAGAAGGGATTTCCTGGAGAATTATTTCCACTTTTTGTTGGGGCTAATGAATCTGTTACAACTGGAGATTGGATTGCTGCAAAGGCTGGCGAATTGACCACAACAAAAGAAGGAAAGACTATGGTTAAGTCAACTCTTGGACCATTGGCCTATAGGCCAGGCTGGCATTCTGGAGAGTTCGCAATTGCTACACATATTGGATCAAAGAAAAATCCAAGCGACAAAGCTCCAACATTAAGAGATAGCGATCAGGTATGGGCTGAAGTTGAAGTTGGTGATGATTTTGACTGGCAAACAGAAGCTAATAATAGAGCAGAAAAGACAAAAGACGGTAAAATTATACCTAGGACTGCCCATATAACCGACCAGTTACCAGCTCTTGGTAATTATAAGTATAAGACAAATTCAAATATGACAGGAAGCTGGATTATATCTGGCGAAATGAAAGTCAATAGAGTGCTTACCGATAAAGAAGTGGCTAAGATTAATGAGAAATCCGGATCCACCGATTTACCAAGGGTTTCTCCATTTGATTTTGATGCATATGGATTTAATCAAGATGGCACTCCAAAAAACAAGAAGCAAGTATTGTCTAACCAAGTTGCAAGAGCATATATTATTGCAAAAGAAACCGGAGAAAATCCAAACCTTGTATCTGCCGTTGAGTCAGCCACTACAATCACCGCTCGCTCTCAGAAGATCAACTACAAAGATCTTCCTGGTTACGACCGCATGCGGGAAAACCTTGATGGAGTTATTGAAAAGGCAAAAGAGAGAGGGGCAAACAAAGCCAGAATACTTGAAGACGCTATAGGATATCTTCAGACAAGCAAGGTGTACGAGATCGCCAACGACTCTCAGCGTGAGCAGATGGTACGTGATATCAAGAAAGAACTTGGTGAGCGCATCAAGTCAGCACCTAGAGTTCATCGTGTGTTAGGCATAAAGCCAGAGGATAAAATCCTTACTACAAATACAAATCTCATTGCAGAAAGAGCTAAGGCTGCAAAATATGCAGAGGACTTTATGCAGAGCATGCTTCGTGGCATTGGAAAGGAAGCCATGAGGCTTAAAACAAGTGGTAAAATTACCGCTTTCCAGATGCGAGCTATACTCAACAAAGCTTCAAAAGTAAAATTGGTAGATGCTGAAAGTGTTAGAAGCTTCATTGACTATCTAGAAAGGGTGATGAAGAATGCCGAGTTTGCTGAGAGAGCCTACAAACTTAACAACAGCCTTAAAATAGCAAAGCGTAACGCAGCAACAAAGATTGGTATCGCAGATGGCCTTTCTCCATTATTGCAAAAAGTATTCTCGCTAAACGCCTATACGATTCCAAAGAATGTGTTTAATGACTACGCTGAGCTTGTTGAGACGTTCTCTGAGCGTAGAACTGTTCTTGGGCTTACCGATATAGATATTGTAACAAACAAGGCAAAAAACATACTATCTTCAGTAGAGGGTGAAATAGAGCGAGTCAAGGCACTAGAGGAAGTATTCAGCAATTACCAAGACAAAGAGGTAGACAAAGATGGAAAATTGATGTACTCTGAGACCATAAGCAAAATGGTAGCCGATGGATCAATCTCTCCAGAAGATGGAGAGCTTCTTAAAAAGTACAAGTCATTGATCATGGAGAGAACCAAAAAAGATCCAAGATCAGAAGAAGAGATCGAAGAAGAGCGCTTAGAGCTTGTTGATCAAGTAAAGTCTTATACGCCTATATTCTCTCAGCTTCCAACCGTAGATGAGCGTAATTTGGCTAGAAGTATTTATGAGCTCATTAAGACAGGCGCTATCGACAAGATGAGTAATAAGGAGCTTAAGGATTTACTAGGCGTACTTGACAACATAGAAAATGGCTTCTTGCCACACTATGCACAGATCATCAAAGAAAAGATGAACCAGTATAACCGTGGAGAAGAGCTTGCCAATGCAGCCAAAAACGCCAAGAAACTTCCTTTTGAAGGTGTTATATCTAGAATGAAAGTTCTATTTGGCAAAGAAAATAGTGCATTAGTAAAGGCAATTGAGCGAAACCCTCTTTTCTTTATTGATGAGTTATTTGGAAACTTCAACACAAGACCAATATTTAATTCTATATTCAAGCCAGTCTCTCAGGCGTATAGTAAGTATCAAGGTGATATAAATACAATTATGTCAAACCTAGACAAGGCACTTTCTGATGTAGCTAAGTCTTACTTGAACAACCCAAACAAGACTCAATACTCAAAGCAGAAGATGATGGCGTTTATGCTTCAGCGAGAGTACCAGTCAAACATTGGAGATAAAGCTGTCAATTCTGCAAAGGCATTCCTTGATGAGACCATTAACTATGCAGAAGAGAATGACCAAAACACATACAGCAAAAAAGATATCCAAAACCTAAAGGACATCCGTAATAAATTCTTTGCAGAGGAAGAAATTGATCTCGATGCAGTATACGAAACATTTAATAAGGCTGAGAAAAGGGCGATTGAGATGATCACCAAGATCAATGACTCGATGAGCGATAAGGTTTCGTTTACCTCTGCTATTATCCGTGGAAGAAAGGTTGGATCAATAAATAAATACATACACCACAATGTGCTGATGGAAAAATCTGCTATTGATGATGTGACGGATCTAAATATCGCTGACCTATTTAATGCGTCAATGAAACCTTCTACTAAGGCTAAAAGCTTAGAGGAGCGCACAGGCAAGGTTACGCCTTTGGTGTTTGATCCTTTCTCTTCTACTGTTCGTGGGGCAAAGTATTTGTTGATGGATTACCATTTGACTGAACCAATTCGTACGGCAAGGAGAACTCTTAACTACGCAAAAACCAATACTAAAGGAGAAGCTAAGAAGATTGTAAACGCAATATCAAGAGTCCTTGAGCAGTCACTTTCAAACGTACTTGCTAACTCATATACAGAGACTAGCTTTGTTGAAGATGCTATTAGCTACGTAGAAAAAACTGGCTATAGAGCCATGCTTGCTAGTGTGCCAAGGGCATTTGCTGAACTTGCGTCTAACCTATCATTTGTAGCACTATATGATCCAAAATCATTTATTGATGGCATGGGGTATTCGAATATCGTAATGTCTCAAGACGGCCTTGATGTGATGCGCAATGTTAACTCAGAGCAAATCGAAAGACTATATCCAGGTAGTAAACTATCTGGTAAGATTATCGATAAAGAAACGATGTCTCAAGCATCCGGAATAAAAGCTGGTCGCTCATTAAATGACGTAGCAAACGCATCTAGTATTATATACAATAACTCCCTAAAGAAAGTAAAGAACGTAGCAGAAACGACGTCAGACTACTTAATCTCTACGCCAGATAAAATTGTAATGAAACCATTATGGTTTGGCTCATTTGCTAGAGAGTTCAAGGCTCAGACAGGTATAGACGTAGACTTCAACAAGATAGCAAAAGGGGATGAGGTTTATCTGACAAAATACCGTGACGCAATTAGACAAGCAAGCGCAAAGGCTGACGAAACAAGCGTTCGAGTTGGTGCTTCAGATAACCCATTTACTGGAATCTTGAAGGGCGCTAACACTGCGAATCAGGGTTTCTTGAGACAAGCTTTTAATAAATACAATAACTTCATGACAAGATTCTTGATATACGAATATTCTACAGCTAGGACAGGAGTGTATGCATTGATGGGTGAAGGAAAGATTTCACGAGCACAAGGTGCTGCTATTATAGGAGCAAGCTTATCAAGGATGATTATGTATAGCTTTATGTCTACGCAGCTGGTTAAATTGTTGTTGTCTTCTTTGTTTGGTGATGAAGAAGAAGATGACGACACGCTATTGCAAGACATGGCGCAAGCATCAGCATCGGCACTTACTGGTCTTTTGTTGGGAAGAAACTTTGGAAACGTAGTAAAGGCTCCAATAAACATAGCCGTAGAAAAGTTCAATGAAAAATACCTAGACTCTATGCGCACAGGAGAGTATGATCCTTACAAAGACGCCATTCAGTACACAGTTATTCCCAAGGAAAAGAGAGACCAAGGCGATATACTTCAATATATTAAGACATTCTCCGGCGCGTTTTCTCCAGCATTTTCTGCTGTATCGAGAGCAATCGAGGTAGCATCTAAGACAGACTTAAAGACAGAGGAAGCTAGAGAACGAAGAATGAAAGAACTAACAACAAGAACGCCACTCGAAATAATGGGCAACCTTGGATTTGTTCCTCTTTACAAAGATTTACGTAGGATTCTAATAAAAGATCTATATAAGGATTTAGAAAAAGGAAAATCCGAGTCCCAATCAGGCGGAGTTATTCAGGCCAAAGTAAAGAAGGCCGAGATAACAAAAGGAGAATAAAAAAGGGCCCATAGGGGCCCTCTCCGTCAGAATATATGGGTGAGTCTTGCGACTTGCCCATGTTCTTTTGAATGCAAGAAACCTTCAATAGCCTTTGGGTTGTGCTGGTATCCATTGCGATGGTGCCAGCTGTCAGTCCCTGATGGAGAGCGAAGGCTCTCTACCGTAACGCCAATGAAGTCCTTCGCCACCTTGTGGTGGACGTGGTGTGTGTACACATATCGATGCTTAGTGTCAGCCCAATCAGCTGCCGCCTCTTGAGCCATTAGCAGTGGAAGATCTTGTGGCTTTGCTCCGTCACCGTGAGTAGTACCAATCAAGTTATTAAAGTACCGGTAGTACTTTCTGTGTGCAATGCTACAATCAAATGTCATAGCCTCGCAGTTGTGGAACCAACTCTGGATCACATCAGCCAAAAAGAAGCCATTGGTATAGTCATGGTTTGATGGGTTAAAGCAGAAGTGTACTGGGGCTTTCTCCATCAATAACTCAAGCACGTGCACATATAACTTCTTGGCAGTCAAGAAGTTCTCATACCACATGCCATCAGTGTCCTGTGGAGTGCCGCTCGTAGTCATTCGCTTAGGAGTGTCAATGTGTAAAATATCATTGCCTCCAACGAACAAGATTTGGTCTACTTTGAACCCTTCTGCTTTTTCGAGAATGCCGTGGACACCTTCAATGACACGAGCCACAGCTGTTTGAGAATCGTAAGCCTCGCCAGTCTCCATAGCGCTGGCCAGTTTGCCGATGTGTACATCCGCCGGATCAACGACAAGAAGGTGACCGTTGGTTTGTTTGGGGTATTGAATTCTTTCATAATTGTAAGCGTGTGATTTCATCTCGGAGATCATGTCCTCCTTGACGTCTTCCCATGATGGCATATTGGAGCCCTTTACATTGATCGAGTAATGCTTGCCCTTATACCAGTAGTGAGATACATTGTCCATTGGCAGCCCAACCTTCTCGCACTCCTCCTGGAGGCCGCGGCTTTCTTGCTTGTGGATGTACTTAGAGATGCTTCTACGAAGCGTATCTTGTGGTGTTGACAGAGAGTACTTGTTCTTAAGAGCCCTCGCAATTTCGGCCTTCGATCCGTACCCAGCTTGGTACATTTCGAACGCTTCCTGTTTGTAATTTGACATGTTTATTTGATTTTTAGACTTCTTCGCTATGATCAGACTTTATCTGGCGAATTATGTCTTGGATTTTTTCACAGATTTTGACAACTTTCTTGTCCTCCTCATCTGCCATTTCTTCATATAGCTCGATCATAAGATCATTGAGCTTATCCATCAATATATTGATATATAGTATTTTACCGTTCATTTTTTGTCCTTAATAAAAGGGGCCCAGATTATCTCTGAGCCCCATACCTAAACATACCAAAATGAAAACAACCAATTTGTTATGACAAATATATTCAACTATATATCAATAGTGGTTAACAACTTATTAACTATTGTACCTCGCACGCGCCACCAGCACAGGATGCCTCGCCCATCAGGTTGGTGTTGTCAGTACCCTCCTGCACGTTGCGCAGGTCGATGTCCTTGAGAGTAGCCATCATTGACTCGTACACATCTTGCGTGGTTGATTCAAATGGCGTCTGAACGTACGTGCCCAAATCCTTCGGCAAAAACGAAAGGCCGTTGTAAAAATCCTTGTTTGCCCACAGCCACTCTCCTACCTCTTTCCATTCACTATCATCAATAGTAACTGTAGCAGAGATGTTGTGAGTGTTAGCTCCCTTCTTGTGTCCTGGCTTGATCCAGTCAATAGAGAACCGCTTGATGCGCTCAAGAAAAGTCAATGCGTCTTCTTCGCCTCTCAGTACTGATCCTTGTGGAGCAGATTGAGGAACAGAGATCACAGCTTGGTCCATTGGCTTGAAAAAATCGTCCTCTAGCATTTCTGGAGCAGCCTCAGCCAAGTACTTATACAATGGCTCCTCTTTGCCAACGCGAACTCGACGGATATAATACTGGTCGTGCCATGCGTGGATACCGCTAGAGGTGCCAAGAACGATTGATGACGTTCCGCTTGGCTTCACACAGGTAATGCGAGCAGCCTCATTGATTCCAATGTCAGATGATGCCACCTTGTTGACGGCCTTAGCAACCTCAACAGCCTCGCTCAAATTAAGCCCTCTAAGAGCATTTGAGGCGATGCCTGTCATTCCGATACCAAGAAGGGAGTCTTCCTCCCTTTGG